CGATAGTCTAGGTTGTTAGGTGTCCAGTGGTTGCCCTGACCAGATACGTCTTTCCAGAAGGCTGCTTCGCGTGTGTCGGCAAAGGCCATATAGATGTATGTGCCTGTGCCACCGCTATATCCGTTAATAACATCATCAGTGCCATTAAGCACAAAGCCAGTGTCAGTAAACTCAATGTCAAATTGTGACCCACTGACTTCAGCATTGCTAGAGTTAGGCTTTAACACTTTATTGCGAGGATTTATTGTGTCTCTAGTGCCATCAATTATTGCCCAGCCTTCAACAAGGTTGGTTGCTTTTATCATAATAAATGCGGGGCGAAAGCCACAGTTTACAGTGACGCTTGAGCCTGTACCTGTGTAGGAACCAATGTCACTATAGCCAGCCACCGAATGGAACGCATAACAAATGTAATCCTGACCACTACCATTTATGTTTGCGCCACTGTCAACAAAGGTAATAGTAGATGCCCCAAGCGACAATTCAGAACCAGTGCTGTCTGTCATAGCCGCTGTATCATTCAGATACAACACGCTGCCATCATTAGGAAACGCTGGATTGTTTGGGTATCCATATACTGCCCAAGGATAACCTGAACCTGTTCTGCCTTTTATTATAACCAGTTCTGGCGCAGAGGCCGTTAGTCCGTGACCTACAGTATCTCCATCAACACCAGTGCCAACATAAGACGTTATGCTAAACCCATAGCTAGGATTTGCCTTGACCGTACTGGTGATTGACCCATCAGTATTGCTTGCGGCTGAACCGCTGCCAGCATCCCAGCACCAAGCTACCTGCCTATCTCCAGCCGTATAAGTTTGATTATTCCACCCATACGCCGCTGCATCTGCACCAAGAGAAAAGCCATCAGCATCAAAACTTGTAAGCAAATCACTTCTGCTAGTCACTTCAGCGTCAGTAATGTCTGTAGCTAGGGTTTTATTAACGCCTCTAACACTATCAATCACGCCCCACCTAGCGTTTGCAGATGAGTCACGATTTTTTACAATAACTAAATCTGGCGAAAAACCTATCCCGCTGATACTTTGATTTGCCTCTGTGGCAAGATATGTTGTGGCATTGAACCCCTCGCTGACCACATCATCTTTGAAGGTCAGGTGGAAACCGTTTGTACCGTATGAACCAGCGTAGTCTTTAGCTTCCCAGTAGCCGTTGGTGAACTGACCAAAGCTGCTTGCGTCTAGGGCTTGACCGTCAATGAAATAGACATCGGATAGGTAACCGTCAAACAATCTAGTTGTTGCATTAGTTTGTCTGCCAATTTCGTGTTGATAGGAATTGTTGATACCGCCACAATCTGCGTTTAATGATGGATAGGATGAAGCGTCAAACGCAGTAATCCTTTCACCATTTACATATAATCTAATCCGGTCTGTGCTTGTAGCGTTGGACGAATCCCACACCCACACAATATGATACCAAGCTGAAGGGTCACGAAAAACTTGAGATGTTGTAAAGCCTCCAGCTATATACCCACCGTCATATATATAAAAATTTATTTTATTGTGGTCAGACCCACCAGCAGACCCAACAAATCTTATCATATCTTCAGCAGAACCACCGCTTGCAGAAAACAATGTTTGGTTAGCAGATGTGTTTATATTCCCCTGCTTGACCCACGCACTCCAAGTCCACGTCTTGCGGTTGCCAGCAGCAGCCGGTGTCCAGCTTAGATACTGGCTTTCGTCATCGTTGAATTTGAGGGATTGCTGGGTTTCCCCGCCCTGACCTGATGATCCTGCTAAGATCTGAGTATTAAACATTAGCTGTAATCCGCAGTAAACACACAGTGGATAGATGTTGCCGTGCGGACGATATAATCAATACGATCCACAGCATTGGCAGTGGTTGAGATGGTGGGCGCGGTGCCGCCAGCAAAGTCGTAATATGTACCAAAAGACAAGGTGCGTGAACCTGTTCCGTCCTGCACCACGAAGATAGAACCTGTCTGGCCTACCACAATGTTTGTCGGGTTCGCTAATGTGCGGTTGCCGCCTAGCGTTACAGTGAAGTTTTGATTCGCGCCAAAGTCCGGGGTGATTGTCGCGGCATCAGTAAGCGTGGCAATCTCGACTGCATAGCGCCCTTCAAGTTGATCTGCGCTGGTTGTTTCGCCCAGCCCGACCACATTCGAGCCGGATACAATTGATTTTACAAGTCTTGCCATATCAGCCTCTAGTTCGTCAGTGAGAAGTCACTGCTCGTTGCATCAAACCGTGTGAACGGAACCTTCTGATCTGCGTTCAACGGCATGTTCTTTACTGTGCTATCGAACCGTGTAAACGGTACTCTCGCTGCCGTAAAGTAGTTACTTAGCCCAGCTACACTGAATACATCATACACCATAACTTCTACTACGTCACTGGCTACGAGCGCCGTCAAACCGCCGATGGTGTTGGTGGTTGTAGTGTTGTAGTCGCTACCAGCGATTAACTGTACACCGTTCAGCATCACATCTATATACTCGCCGTCAGCATAGATAAGTGTGTTGCTGTTGTCGTCCGCGCCCGAAATGGATGTCTCACCACCTGTCGCAGTAAACACATAGCGCTGCCTAATGGCTTGGGTCGGGGTTTTGCCTATGTATGCCATTATGCGAGGTCTCCGAATACTGTGTGAAGTGTTTGTGCGTAATCTCCTAACCCGCTAGTTCCACCAGACACAAAAACAGTGTTCATATCATACCCACTTGTTGCTAGTAATTGTGCTGTTCTCTGAGTGGCAGCGGTTGTGCTATTTGCGTTTACATCTCCCACCACAACACCCATAGCATACCCCGCATCACCTAATGAATTGGTAAACGCTATTTGGTCTCGCCCTGTACTTACATCAGTTTGACTGCTTACATTTAGTGACCCACGAATATTAGTTGATTGCCCATTAAAGTTAATCCAAGCCTTCGCACTACCATTGATCACATAGGTAGTATCTACAGACTCTGTGCCTGCATTGTTAGCAAGGGTCGTTAATCTCAGTTCGCTTGCCATTATGCTAGGTCTCCGTGTACTGCTGCGTTAACGTGGGCAAAGTCAACATTTGCGCTGGTAGTGCCTGACTCGTGACTTAATTGACTTGAAGAAAGCATACCAACTTGTATAGATTCACCCACATTAGTAAGCCCAGAGGGATGCCCACCTCCTGATGTTGCACTTCCATTTGCGTTAGACAAGGCAGACGTTAAGTTTGATTTGTAATCGCCCGTTCCATCGTCCGAAATGCTGGTGAAGTTGCTTGAGTCCTTAATAGCAATCGTGCTTGTACCATCAAAAGCAATCCAAGCCTTCGCCAAGCCCTGCTGAAGTGATTGCGTTGCTGCCCCACCTTCAGATGTAACAGTAATGTCACCAGCCGATACAATGCCACGAAGCTCATCTACCTTTAGGATACTAGCCATTATGCGAGGTCTCCGTGAAATATATATCCATATCCTCCACCAGCACCAGCAACATCAGCCGCTGCACCAGTGTTTGGCACTAGTATGTACGTTGCATATGACGAAGTAGTTATGCCCCCATCTGTGTTATAACTGCCAGCAGACCTATTAAAACCAACATCAAATGAACCAGCAATATTAGCATTAGCAAAGCTATTAGAAAAACTTGGTTCTACCCTGCCTACTCCATTATCAGTGACGGTTGAGATGTTAAGCGAATTGTCTGGCACATAAGTTGCCTTGTCTGTTGTGAACAGCCACGCCTTCGCCGCACTCTGCTTAGTCAACGTAACCGGATCAGTGCCGTTAGCCGCTACAAGGGTGTCTACATTCAGGACGCTAGGCATCAGACAATACTCCAGTAACCATTAACGGTCACGGTTGCGTTTTGGGTAATCGGACCCGCACTCACGCCGTTCTGATCAGCGTCAATGGTGAAGTCAGTCGAGATCGTCTGACCATTGCGGCGGACTACATTGGTGTCAGTAGTCTCTTGCGAGTTGTCTATCTGGTCTGGGCCAACCTTGCTTAAAGGCATCTAAACCTCCTTAGTAGGGGCTGTCCCCACAACATGCAGGCCAAGCAGCCTTGAGTTCAGCAATTGTTGTTGCTGCGTCACCGGCAGTTGGTGCATCACGAAGAGCCTGCTTTGATGCAACGATAGCGGCAGTGTCCGCGCCCTGCTCCAAAGCCCTCATGTAGTCAGTGTCCAGAGCAGCTAGAAGCGGTGTCCGCGCCTCACGGATTTTATCAGCAAATATTTCTTTTGCCTTGTTCAAATCCTCTGAGATTACGTTGCCTGACAGGCTCCACGCACCACGGAAGTTACGGTCAGACGGAACGGTTGCAGTTGACGCATCAATCTGATTACCGTCCTTGTCCACGATGTATGTTGTTACAGCCATTAGATTCTCCTATGCGGCTAGTTCATCAGATATGCGCCACGAATTGCGCCATTCTCTAGTCTGCGGTAATTGTTGCTTTTTGCATATTACCATCTTCGGCTTATTGCCGCTATCCCAATTAGTCCAGACGCTTTGTGGGCAGTCTTTCATAATTAGGTATTCGATTGCCTCTTCCTCGGTCATCGCTGGCACAGGCTCAGTCTGGTGCAGCAAGTAACCACGAGTGTGCTTCTTGAAGTCAGGCTGTGCTTCATCCTTTGCCAGTTCCCAGTACACCCACACAGGTGGTAGGATACCGCCCTGTAGCGCACAGGCCATCCAGTTCGGATCAGGCACAAGTATCTTGGCGCACTCATCAACGCTGTCCTCATAGACAACGCGATAGTCTGACTGCACACCGTCAAGGTTTTCCTTTGCCCAGCATAGGCGGTCAAACAGGTGTGTGCCTTTGAATGATGGTGTTTGCGTCATTATGCTAGGTCTCCGAAAATATGCCCGCTAATATGTCCAACATCTATATAGCCACCAGAGTATGAAACCAAATCACAAGCTGTTGTACTTATTATTGCATACCAAGAGCCGTTAACCTCATATGAATTAAAGGAGGTTATTGATTGCGTTGTCGAGCCTGTGAAGGCGTTAGAATAATTGACACGGCTTTTGCCTGTTCCATTATCTGTGACGCTAGACTGCCCAAAACTATCCAGCACCGTCATTGTTCCTGTCTGCTGAATGGCCGTCCAAACCTTTGCTGTTCCCTCAACAACATAGTTCGTGGCGATTGACCCAGCGGTGCTGTGTTCCAGCGTATCTGCTATGATTTTACCAGCCATTATGCGAGGTCTCCTATATTCATAAGAGACACTTGACCCATATCTCTTGTGACACCACTGTTAGACGGATAGGCATCTCGTGTTGCCATTCGGTAGGATGTGGTTGTATTAACACTTGCAGCATTAGAACCACCTACAAAACAAGTTCCTTCCCACGAGGTTCCCGAACCAATAACACTTCCTGCTGTTCCATATCGTGTGCTGCTCATTGCAGAAGATAAATTGACTGTAGTTTCTCCAACACCTTGGTCAACAATTGAACTGTTATTTAGACTGTCAAAAACTGTTTGGGTCCCTGTTTGTTGAAAAGACACAAATGCCTTCGCCAACCCCTGCTGCAACTGCATAGTCGCCGCACCGCCTTCAGAGGTCACTGTGATGTCACCAGCGGAGGTCTTGCCAGTGAGGTTGTCTACTAGTATCTCACTCATGCTAGGTCTCCTGATATCGTTAGCGTATTAAAAGTTAAATCATACGCACTATTTCCATTAGAAGTAGACCACTCATAAAGTGATGTTGTTTTTCCACCAGCATCAGTTCTGTTTGTAAAAGCATTTGTAGAAAAAGAAGCGGTGCTAGTGTTTCCTGCTGGAGCGTAATAAGCATTAGAGAAAGAGTTAGTAAAACTTACGCTGTAATTTCCTACTGCAATGTCACTGGAACTGCTAATTCCAAAACTGTCTCTAAAAGCAACAGGATTTGCGGCAATGTCGCACCACGCCTTCGCCGCACTCTGCTTAGTCAAAGTGACAGGACTTGTTCCATCGCTGGCAGTGATTGTGTCTGTGCGTAATTCACTCATGCTATCACCAGATTACCGCCGGTTGTTACCGTCAGTGTTACCCCTGTTGCGATTGTCAATGGTCCAGCACAAAGCGCGTTGTCTGTTGCCGCTATTGTTGTATTTGTGTTTAGTTCCTGTTCGTGAACACGGAAGATATCACCCTTGCCGTTGGTGGTGTCGCCTGTTGCGCCGTTATCACCTTGGAAGTAACCAGCGCCCAAGTTAAGGCCGGGGGCAAACATAGCCTGCGTAATCGTCCCCGCGCCCGGAACCACGGTCTGCTGGGCTTTGCCTTGAAACACTACATAGAAGTCGTCTGTGGCTACAATGCTGCCGGTCATAGTCAGGCTGGTGCCATTAGCTGTATACGCTACACCCGGCTCTTGGCGCACGTTATTTACAAACACCTCAATGTCTTGAGAACTGCCCACAGAATAGTCGAGCGTGAAGTTGGTGCCACTGCCACCAGTTAAATCCTGCTTATTTATGGTGGAGAATGCTGTCGCAAGTGGATTACCCATATATGGCATTGCGTTCTCCTTATGTTATGTCTAGGTGACTCATCACCACATCAGCAGATGAGGCCGTGTCTGAGGTAACTTTCAGAACGTCACCGGGTTCCATAACTACCTTCTGATCACCACCAACCACAACAATAGACGAGCCAACCGGAATCGGTGCAGCTTTGATAAGATACACGCTGTCTTCCGCGCCGCTTGTACGAGCAGAAGCATCCAGAACTACATCAATTAAAATCTGCGAGGTTACGATATTCGATATACTCAAACCAATGATTGTGGTCTCTGTCGCGGCAGGACAGGTGTATATGCTTGCCGGACTCGTTCCTACCGCAGTATCTGTTTCTGATAAAAATGAGTTTGCCATCTTCCTATCCTAACGCAATCGCAAAGGCCAAAGCCTGCGGGTCTTGTTCAACTAGATTTACCGGATTGTCGTTGTTGTCAGCAAAGATAATCTTTTCTGACGGCATTGTACAAAAGATTGTACGAGTGCCTGCTGTCCAGTTAATCTTCTCATCCCCAATTGTAAGCGGGTCATCGTCAGATAAAGTTACTGCCACACTGAGGTCTATGTCTGTCTGGCTGTTAACTACAGCGATTGTTACCACACCAGTTATTCCAGCGCCACGCACACGCTGGCCTACGGTAAGGGTTCCGCCCTGCACATTGTCCACAATCACGTTTACATTGTTAGTCACCGCACCGTTAACATCAACGGTCAGTTTAGTGCTGCTGCTTTCCAGAATAGTGTCCCTAGAAAGAGTTGTGCCTGTGGCTGTGTAAGTTCCAATACCTACCTCAAAGTCCACGTTATCGGTGCAAGCATAATAAGTATTGTTGCCGTCACCGATTTCAGAAAACGCCTCAAACCCACTCAAGGCACCGGCAAGAGTTAACGTGCCAGTGCCTGTTGTGGTGGTTGTTTCCTTAACGCGATCCTTGATTACAAAGGCCATTACTTCAACTCGATGCTCAAGTTACCACTGTTGATACGGAAGATATCCCCCGTTGCAATTGTCTTACTTACATCAAGCTCACCAACAAACATTTTATTTGTTCCGTCAAAGGTAAGTACATCATTGTTGGCTAGCGTAACTGCGGTATCCAGATCAATGTTGGTCTGAGATGTAACCGTCTGTACACGAACCACACCGCTAGGTGAGCCTGTAATACCTGTGCCAGTCACGACATCACCAACCGCAATTGTGCCTACGTTAGTATCTAGAACCACTGTCTTTGATGCTGTTGTGGCACCGTTAACAGCCGCTGTAGCAATGTTACCGTCAGCCACAAAAGCATGCGTAACAGTGTATGTTGCTGCTGTACCCGCTGCTGCTGGGAACTCAATGTTGTTGTCATTGATTACCTGCTGCTGATCACAAATCACGGACTCTGCGTCAAATGTCACCGCGACATCATCAGAGATAGTAACCGCTGTGTCCAGAACAACTGTAGCTGTACCGGCAGATGGGCCGCTCTGTGCAGAGATAGAAGCCACATGAACTGGGCCAGTGATACCTGTGCCACGGATACGAGCGCCAACTACCAATGTGCCAAACACGTTGTCCATCACCACTGTGGTAGAAGCCGAGACCGCGCCGTTAACATCAGCCGTAACGTGGTTAACTGCTGTTGTGCTTGATGTGCCGCGTGTACAACCTGTCAGGGTGTTTGTGCCGTCAAAGTTGAGCAGTGTGTCGTCAGCAAGTGTAACGGCTGTGTCCAGAATAATTGCGTTCTGTGTGGTTACTGTCAGAACTTTTACTGTGCCGCTGATACCTGTACCTGTGACGATCATACCAACGGTGATTGTTCCGTTATTGCCGTCCAAAACCACGTTAGGTGATGCAGTGACCGCTCCGTCAACATCAGCGTTAGCGGTGCCATCTTTACCTGTGTAGGTGATGGTCTCGTCATCAATCACGATAGTGCCTGATGTCGGGAATGCTTCTGCGTCTGTAATCTGAATTTCAGTGTCTGCTGTACCAATACCACGAGCCAGTGTAGTGGTTGACTGTTTCCAGTCTGCCGCTACAACGCGCTTGCGGGTATAGTTAGCGTCATCAGTGTCAACCTGAACCTCTGTTACGGTTCCTGTTTCTACATCAGTGATTGCTGTTGCTAGGCCGACATAAAGGTTATTACCCGGCGAAGCAAAGGAGAGTGAATCACCCTTGAACAGATAGTCAAGGATCCGTCTCTCCAGATAGGTGGTTGCTGCATTTGATGTTGCCATCGTCTTTTACTCCTGTTTATGTGCGTGGCCTATCAGGTAGACCTCTCCTGTAGGCATCGCTATTCTCTCTAGCTTCAGCCAAATCCTTTAAGCGTTGTACTTCTTGCGCGAACCGCTGCTCATACAACTGCAACATGTCCTGCTCACCTTTCATGTAAGTATACGCTTCAACAAGCGAACCGTAAAGAAGAGCATTCGGGGCATTCTCACTAAGCCACGTTGTTCCAGATGCCAGCCCGGCAGTGATGCTGGCTGGACGATAATAATAGTGTAGTTCTACGTCATACGCTAAATTCGGGGTCGGGCCAACGATGAAGTTATCTACATCAAAAATAGAGTAGTATTTAGGCGTTGCGTTGCTGCCATAGTCTAGTGAATACCGCTGAACAAAATTAACATCCTTAAAATCTAAGAACTCTTGATAGTTTGCTGTGGTAATCTGCAAAGAAAACGGAGCCAGATAATCTACAGGAACATTAAGATACGGGTCGCCAATCG